AGATGTTCCATGAGGCGCTTCGTGTCGACGGGGAGGGCCTCGAGGTAGCGGCGCAGTGCCGACGACACGATGTGGACTTGCGTCGTGTCGTCGGCGCGCGCGGCGAGCGTTACCTGGTGCCAGAGGTCGCGATCGATCGCGACGTTGAGCTGATGTTTCTCCGGGCGGGCCGGCGCCTTGCGTCGTACCATGCACGGCCATCCTAATGAACCCGTAGAACACTAGGCTACGCCTGCCCGGCGTGTCGGTAGTCCAACTACCAACCTAGGAAAACTACCAGAGTAGGGCCTCGCAAAAGTACGAGCCCCGGCCGCGGAGAGTCCGCCGGGGGGCGACACACGACGACACGCCCGGCCTCGAGCAGGCGCGAGCCGACTCGGACGTCATTTTTGGGGCAGTTGTCAGACATCCCGTCACACTTTTATAAGGGCCGTCTTTCCGGCAAGGGTCCCCTGCCCTGCCTTCACCTCGGAGGGTAGCGATATGCACACGCGCGCGGCGTCGGCGTCGGCGGCGTCTCCCTCTCGCGACAATCTTCGACAAACCGCGACAATCCATCAAGAACCACGCGCTCGAGTTGACACCCGACGTTCGTCGCAGGTAATAGCGGAACCACGCACTTTTGCGAACAATCGCGAAGGGGGTGTCCACGTGGGCTCGACGGCGACGACCACACCGGACCGACGACCACCGCTGAGCGCGGCGCGGAAAGCGCGCGCGCGGAAGATTACGAACCTCGACGAGCTCCCCGTCGTGCTCACCGTCCACGAAATGGCGCCGCTCCTCCGGCGCGGGCTCGGGACCATCCAGCGGGACTGCGCCGCCGGGACGTTTCGCCCGAAGCCAGACCTCAAGAGTCCGTATCGCTGGTATCGCGATCGGGTGCTCGACTACATCCAACATCCGCCGGCGCCGACCCCGCCGCCGGCGATCGCGCTGCAACGCAACCGCCGCCGCCGGCGCGGGTAACACAAGGACCGGCTTCCGTTGCCCGACCTCACGACCCGCGCGCGGCGGCTGGCGGCGCGCGGGGCCGTGCGGCTCGGGCAGCTCTGGTGCCGGGTGACGACCGGCCATGACTGGCGGCTGTCGCTGACGCCGACCCGCCTGGCGCTGGTCTGTTGGAATTGCGGCGCGACGACCCCCGGCTGGGCGATCGGATGAAAGGAACGACATGGCCCGCGGTCGGATGCTCTCGAAATCGCTGAGTACGTCGGCGAAACGCGCCCGGCTCCACGTCCAGGCGCCGGCCCTGGCCGAGTTTGCGCAAGCGCTCTACCCCCTGCTCGTCGCCCATGCCGACGATTTCGGCCGGGAGGCCGGCGACGCCTTCACCGTCAAGCATTCGGTCGACCCGACGTCGCCTCGACCGGAGGCCGATTTCGAGCGCGCGCTCGACGCGCTCGCCGCGGTCGGCCTGGTCGTGCGCTACCGCGCCGTGGGCCGCATGTTCCTCGCGATCGAGAACTTCGACGCGCATCAAACGGGCCTCCACAAGCGGCGCCGCTCGTACTTCCCGGACCCTCCCGGAAATTCCGGGAATCTGCTGGAACGACCGGGACTGTTCCGGAACGCGCCGGAACATCCCGGAAATTCCGGGTTAACAGGAACGGGAACAGGAACGGGAACGGGAACAGGAAGCGGCACCTCGAGGTACGTCGATCAGTCGTCGTGATCGGGTAGAACCAGCTTCGTAAGAAAAGGCCTGTGGAAATGTGTGGAAATGTGGAAAAGTCGCGCGCCGGCCTCGGCGACTACGACTAAAGGCCTATGGCGACACGTGACGGGCTCGCCTTCCCGCTGCATTGCCGGTTCGAACGGCTCCCCGAACCGATCGCCGAGTATGCCTTTGCCCAGGACGCCGGCCGCCGCTGGCGGTTCGATTTCGCCTGGCCGCCCTACCAAGTCGCGCTCGAGGTCGAGGGCGGCATCTGGACGCAGGGCCGGCATGCGCGCGGCGCCGGCTTCACGAAGGACCTCGAGAAATACAACGACGCCCAGGTGCGCGGCTGGATCGTGCTCCGCTGTCTGCCCCGCACCCTGGCGACGCCGGCGACGCTCGACCTCGTCCGCCGCGCGCTCGCCGCACGGGAGGAGCGCCTGTGCCTCACATGATCACAATCGACGTCCGCCGCGGCGCGCCGCCGGCGATCGGGCGCTGCCGCTCCTGTCAGCGGCTCATCGAGTGGGTCCAGACGCCGCGCGGCGCCCGCATGCCGATCGACGTCCCGCTCATCATCGAGCGCGAATTTGAACGGCACGACGGCGTCACCATGACGACCGTCGACACGGCGCGCTCCCACTTCGCAACCTGCCCGCAAGCGAAAGCCTGGCGGAATACCGTCCGATGAGGGTGGTCAGTCTCGCCGTGGCCTCCTGTCTCGCTGGTACCCAGGCGCGCGTCGGGATCAACGACGATGTGGTCGCCGACTACGCCGCGGCGCTCGTCGCCGGCGCGCGGTTTCCACCGATCGTCGTATTCCATGACGGCACGACGTACTGGACCGGCGACGGCTTCCATCGATTAACCGCGGCGGCGCTCGCCGGCGCAAAACGCATTCGGGCCGAAGTACGTCGCGGCACGCAACGCGACGCCGTGTTGTATGCCGTCGGAGCGAATGCGACGCACGGTCTCCGCCGTACGAATGCCGACAAGCGGCACGCGGTCGAGCTCCTCCTCGGCGATAAGGAGTGGCGACGCTGGAGTGATCGGGAAATTTCGCGACGATGCTGCGTCTCGGATTTTCTCGTCGCTGAGTGCCGTCGCTCACTTCAAGAATCTTGCAGTGAAAAGCGCACGTACCGAACGAGACACGGCACCGTCGCGACGATGGACACAGCCGCGATCGGGAGGATTCCGAGCCTCGAGGAGGTTATCGGCCCGCCGCGGGTTGATCGTCTTGACGTGCATTTCTCCAGTGAAACGGCCGAGCACTACACGCCCGCGCCCATACTAGCGGCTGTCGTCGCCTGCCTCGGCGCGATCGATCTGGACCCATGTAGCAACAGTAAAACCGCGCCGAATGTCACCGCCGCGCAACACTTCACCGTAGAGGACGACGGCCTGAGGCGCACCTGGCGCGGGCGCGTGTACATGAATCCCCCGTACGGCCGGGAAATTGATGCGTGGGTGGAGAAGCTCACGACCGAACATCGGGCCGGCCGGGTATCGGAAGCGATCGCGCTCGTGCCGGCCCGGCCCGATACGCAATGGTTTCACCGACTGCGCGACTACGTCTGCTGTTTTATCGAGGGTCGGCTCACCTTCGTCGGCAACACTGATCCGGCGCCGTTTCCCTCGGCGTTGTTCTACCTAGGCCCGGAGATCGGGAAGTTCTGGTACCACTTCTCCGGGTATGGCGACATATGGCAACGCGTCGAACCGGGCATGTTTGGTGAGTAAGCGCATGCGGGACGTGGCGTGTCACATCTGCGGGGCGACGCTCGCCGATGGCCCGCTCTTCGGCTGCTTCCGCTGCGGCAAGGTGCAGGTCTGCCTGACGCACGTCGTCGCCTGGGTCGTGCTCGGCACCTGGCTGCGGCGGCCGCTCTGCGGGCGCTGTACGTCGGCGGTCGCGCATGGGCCGCTGGCCGACCTCCTGCGAGCGCGCGCCTGATGCCGACCGCCGCCTTGAAACCGTGCGCGGTGCCAAGCTGCCCGGCTCTCGTGTCGGGCGAGCGCTGCCCCGACCACGCCCGGCAGCTCGAGCAGGGCCGGCCGCACCGCCACGCTCGGCGCTGGTACAACACGGTGCGCTGGAAACGCTTGCGAGTACAAGTATTGGCCGACGCGCTCCACACTTGCGCTCGCTGCGGCCAGGTCGCCGCCGCGCTCGAGGTCGACCACGACGTACCACACCGCGGCGACCCGGTCCTCTTCTGGGATCGGGCGAATCTCCAGGCCTTGTGCGCGTCGTGTCACGCGCAAAAGACGAATGCCGGCGAGTGATTGGACGATCGTCGTACTCGGATTCGTCGCGGTCGCGTTGACGATCGCCATTGCGATCGGGCGACGAGGGGGGGCGTGATCATGTTTGTTGAGCGGTCGGCCCCATACCGGCCCGGTCGCCCCTACGTTTGGCCGCGGTTTCAAATGCGGTTCAGGAAATCAAATGAAGGCCCCTAGAAATCAAATGGTGCAACTTTGGCCGGCGTCAAAGGGTTGAGTGGCGGCCGGCGTCCCGGGGCCGGCAGAAAGCCGCTGGACGCGCGGACGCGGGACATCACCGGAAACGCGGGGCATCGCGGCCGGTTGCTCCCGTATCCCGGCCTGGATGCGCCGCCGGTGCCGCCGCCGTCTCAGCCGTTTCCGTGCCCCGACACGTGGAGCCCCGCGGAGCGCGGCGTCTGGGCCGAGCTCGCGCCGCATGCCTTCGCCAACCGGACCCTGACGCCGGCGACGCTCCTCGCCTTCCGCGTGCTCGTCCGCAACGTGCTGCTCGAGCGCACCTTGGCCGAAAGCCCCATGTTCCAGGGCGGCCCGAATCACCGCGGCCTCCTGATGCGCGTCGACGCCGAGCTGCTCCGCTTCAACCTGGCGCCGTGCGGCAAACCGCTCACCGAGCCGGAACAAGCCGCGGTGCCGGTCAACCCGCTCGCCCGATTCCTGGCGCCCCGCCGATGAGTGTCTATCGCACGTTTCGTACTCAGAGCCTTGACCGGCAGCGGCAACTCGCTCTGGCGCATCACTGTCGCCTCGCGTTCGAGACGACACATCCCCGGTTTGCCTGGATCGAAGGCGGGCACGGCGTGATTCTCACCGTAAATTCGGGCTATGAGTGACTCGACGCCGGTTTCGGCGGGCCGGTCTGGCACGTCTCAGTTTCGCGCGGCACACCGGAGAGTCAGCGCTTGAGAGCCCTCCAGGTGCTCAGTGGCATCGGTGAGGCCGCCGTCGGCGAATGGTGGGAGCGGGGCGACGTGGCGACACATCTGCGGCGGCGGCTCACGGCCCAGGAGGCCGAGCCCATCGGCGCCGTACGCGATGTGCGCGGCACCGCGGACGCGCGGCGCCGGCTCGACGCCATGTGGCGCTATCTGCCAGAGGTCGCGCGCGCGTTCGCGGTCGGCGAAGCGAACGAAGGCCGGATCAGCCAGCTGGGATTATTAGAAGAATGACGACGAAGCAGAAAACTATCGCCCTGAGCTGCAAGGCGTGTGGCCATCTGTGGGAGAGTCCTTTTCCCCTGCCGATGCCGGTTGAACGGGCGCTCGTCGCGATGCGCGGAATAGTCGCGGCCGGGTGTCCCGAATGCGGTGCGAATGGGAGTAACGTCCTATGCGGCGGCCACGCACCCGCTCCCGCGGATAAGGACGGGTGACCGACCCGGTCACGGCCTACGCGCGCGGCGTCGTCGACGGGTCGATCGTCGCGAGCCGGCTCGTCCGCCTGGCCGGCGCCCGGCACCTCCGCGACCTCGACGAAGCCAAAGCGAAAGGCCTCCGCTGGGACCCCGAGGAGGTCGACCGCGGCCTCGCCTTTTTCGCGGACGTGCTCTGCCTGCCGGAGGATACGCAAGACCCCGACCCCGACACCCCGCCCGACGGGACCCCGTTCCGGCTGCAGCCCTGGCAACAATTCATTGTGGGTTCATTGCTGGGCTGGTGGACGACCGCCGGCCCGCGGCGCTTCCGCGACGCCTTTATCGAAACCGCGAAGGGCTGCGGCAAAACGCCGCTCGGCGCCGGCCTGATGCTCTACCTGCTGATTGCCGACGGCGAGCGCGGCGCCCAGGTCTACATGGCGGCCGTGAGCAAAGAGCAGGCGAAGCTCGCCTTCGCCGATGCCGACAAGATGGTCGCCGCGAGCCCGTACCTCCGCGCGCTCGTCGACCGCAAGGTCAACAACCTCGCCGTGCTCGAGACGGGCTCCTTTCTGCGGCCGATTTCCTCGGAGAAGCGCGGCCTGGACGGCAAGCGCGTGCATGGGGCCCTGATTGACGAAGAACACGAACATCGGACCGACGTCGTCGTGAGCAAGGTCCGCCGCGGCACGAAGGGCCGGCGGAATGCGATGGTGGTCCGCACGACGAATAGCGGCGTCGACCGGACCTCGATTTGTTGGCACGACCACGACCATTCGCGCAAGGTGCTCGAGCAGGCGACGGTCGACGAATCCTGGTTTGCCTTCGTGTGCGGCCTCGACCCGTGCCCGGCCTGCCTCGAGGCCGGCAAGGAATTCCCGGCCGAGGACTGTAAGACGTGCGACGACTGGCGCGTCGAGGGTCCGCACTGGACGAAGGCCTGCCCGAACCTCGGGGTGTCGGTGTCCTGGCAGTACTACCGCGAGCTCGTCTCCCAGGCGCTCGCCCGGCCGGATGTCGTCTCCGACCTCCTCCGCTTCAATTTCTGCGTCTGGACGACCTCGACCTCGCGGCCGATCAACCTGGCGCGCTGGCAGGCGTGCGCGCCGCGGCCGGGCGACCTGGCGCTCGTCGGCCTCCCCTGCGTCGGCGGCCTCGACCTCGGGCAGAGTGACGATTTTTCCGCCTGGGTCCGCGTCTGGGAGCTCGGCGGCGGCGCCGTCGCGGTCAAGGCGCGGTACTGGCTGCCGGCGGTCGCGCTCGAGCGGTACCGCGACCGGCCGTATGACGACTGGCGCCGGGCCGGCCTCCTCACCGTCACCGAGGGCGACACGACCGACTACGACGCGATCGAGGCGACGGTCGCCGCCGACTGCGAGGCCGACGGCGTGCGCGAAGTGGCATATGATCGGCGCTTCGCCGAACAGCTCGCGCAACACCTCCTGGGCCGCGGGATCACGATGGTCAACACGCCCCAAGGGTTTCAGTTGAACGAAGCGATCCGCAAAAAGCTCGAGCTCGTCACCCAGGGCCGCCTCTGCCACGGCGGCGACCCGATCCTGACGTGGATGGCGGCCAACTACATCCTGCGCCACGGCACCAAGGGCGAAGTGCGGCCCGACAAGGACGGCGCCGCCGACAAGATCGACGGCCAGGTCGCGCTCGACATGGCGCTCGATCGGATCGTGCGGCGGCCGATCGACCCGCCGAAGGCCTACCAGATGTACATCCTCGACGGGCCTCGTGCCTGACCGGCGCCGCGGTCGGCCGTGCACGTTCGAGGCGCCGGCGGCTGACCGCATTTCGTTACGGCTGACGAGCGCGCAACGGCTCGAGCTCCGGCGCGTCGCGTTCGAGAACCAGACCAACCTGAGCGGCGTCGTCCGCGAGGCCGTCAACAGCTACGTCGCCGACTACGGCGATCGGCGCGTCTTCCGGCGGCGCCCATGAGCGATATGTACATCCTCGACGAGCACGGTGCGCCGCGGCGCGAATACGACGCGACCGTCTGGGGCCTCTGGTTTGAACGATCAAGCCGCGACCGCTCGCGCATCGTCGCGCAAGACAAGGACGAGGCCGCCGGCGAGGGCGGCACGATGGTGTCGACGGTGTTTCTCGGCCTCGACCACAATTTCGGCGCGACCGGCCCGCCGATCCTCTGGGAATCGATGATCCTCGGCGGCCCACTCGACGGCCGGATGCGTCGCTACACGTCCCGCGACGCGGCGCTCGAGGGCCACGCCGAGCTCTGCAACGCGGCGAACGCCGCGCGCGGCCACACCTAAGACGTTTTGTTTTCGTCGTACACAACCCGGCGCCCAGTTCGATACTCGGCGGCACCGCCGCATGGACCGCGCCTACGCGCTCCTCCACGTCAAAGCGCTCGACGGCGAGCGGCGTGTCTTTTCCGGCCTGGCCTCGACACCGGAGCTCGACCGCCAGGGCCACGTGGTCGACCCCGCCGGCGTCACCTTCCGCAATCCGCTCCCGCTGCTCCTGCACCACGACCAAAAATCCCCGATCGGGCGTGTGACGCTCGCGCACGGCACCCAGGGGATTACGTTCGAGGCGACGCTCCCGTCGATTGACACGCCCGGCCGGCTCAAGGACCGGGTCGACGAGGCCTGGCAATCCATCCAGGCCGGCCTGATTACCGGCGTGTCGATCGGGTTCCGGCCGCTCGCCGACGCGATCGAAGTCCTGAAGGGCGGCGGGCTGAAATTTCTTCAGACCGAAATCTTCGAGCTGTCGCTCGTCACGATTCCGGCGAATGCGAGCGCGTCGATTCTCACGGTGAAGTCCCTGGCCATGTCTGGCCCGAATCCTCCCGCTGTCGCGGGCGCACCACGACGGACCCCGACCATGACGACTGCAGAACAGATTTCGCAATTCGAGCAGATGCGCGCCGGCAAAGACGCGCGCCTGACCGCCCTCATGGCGAAAGCCGCGGAGGCCGGCACGACGCTCGATGGCGACGAGACGACCGAGTACGACACCGTCGCCCAGGAAGTTCGCGACCTCGACGCGCACCTGACGCGCCTTCGCGCCTACGAAAAGACGCTCGCGACCCGGGCGACGCCGCTCCCGGCGACGCCGGCGACACCGGCCCGCGCGTCGTCCGTGATCACGGTGCGGCCGAACGTGCCGCCCGGGACCGCGTTTGTCCGCTACACGTGCGCGGTCCTCGCGTGTAAGGGGAACAAATTCGAGGCCGCCGAGTACGCGAAACGCTGGGACGACTCGACGCCGGAGGTCGCGCTGCAGCTCAAGGCCGCGGTCGCGCCCGGCACGATTACCGATGCGACCTGGGCCGGGCCGCTCGTCAATCAAGTCATCAGCTCGGATTTCCTCGAGCTGCTCCGGCCGGCGACCATCCTCGGCAAGATTCCGAACCTCCGCACGGTCCCCTTCAACGTCAAAGTGCCGAGCCAAACCGCCGGCGGGACCTACGGGTGGGTCGGCGAGGCGAAACCGAAGCCGGTCACCAAGCTCGCCTTCTCCGCGGAAACGCTGACGATCGCGAAAGCGGCCGGTATTATTGTGCTGACCGAGGAGCTCGTGCGGCTCTCGAATCCGTCGGCCGAGGCCCTGGTGCGCAACGACATGATCGCGGGGATTGCGCGTTTCCTCGACACGCAATTTATCGACCCGGCGGTCGCGGCGGTCGCCGGCGTCAACCCGGCGTCGATTACCAACGGCGCGGCGACGGCCGTCGCGACGACCAATCCCCTCGCCGACATCCTCGGCCTCCTGCAACACTTCGCGACGAACAACATTCCCGTCGCCGGCGTAACGATCATCATGTCGGAGGTCAACGCGCTCGCGCTGGCGTTCAAGCGCAACGCGGACGGGTCGTCGGCCTTCCCGAATGTCGGCATCAACGGCGGCTCGTTCAACGGGATCAACATCGTCACCTCGCAAGCGGCCGGGACGAACGTGATCGCGCTACAGCCGGGGATGATTCTCTACGCCGACGACGGCGGCGTGACGATCGATGCCTCGCGCGAGGCCTCCGTGCAGATGGACTCGGCGCCGATGTCGCCGGCCGATGCAACCGTCGTGATGGTGAGCCTCTGGCAGAACAACCTCGTCGGAGTGCGGGCCGAGCGCTTCATCAATTACAAGCGCGTCGGCGCGTCGGTCAAGTACCTCACGGCGGCGGCCTATCCGGCGCCGGCCGAAGCCGCCGCCCCGCCGGCCCCGTAAATCGACCCGTGGAGCTCCTCGGGTTTGAGCTGACGTTTCGGCGCAAAGCGACCGCGCCGCCGCTCCCGATGCAATCTGTCGGGCGCGGCGGCTGGTTTCCGATCGTCGTGCGCGAACCCTTCACGGGCGCCTGGCAGCAGAACCAAGAAATCCGCGGCGACACGGCGCTCAGCTATTTCGCGGTCTTTGCCTGTACGACGCTCATCGCCTCCGACATTGGCAAGCTCCGCTTGCGGCTGGTCGCCCAGGACGGCGAGGGCATCTGGCGCGAAACGACGAGCGCGGCGTTCTCGCCGGTGCTCCGGCGGCCGAACGCCTACCAGTCGATCATCAAATTCGTTGAACAGTGGATCGTCTCGAAGCTCATACACGGCAACACCTACGTGCTGAAGGAGCGCGACGACCGCGGCGTCGTGCGCGCGCTCTTCATTCTCGACCCGACGCGCGTGCGGCCGCTGGTGTCTCCAGACGGCGCGGTGTTCTACGACCTGTCGCGTGACCCGCTCGCCGGCCTCGAGGAGGAGCGCGTCGCGGTCCCGGCCTCCGAAGTCATCCACGACTTGATGGTGCCGCTCTTCCATCCGCTGATCGGCGTGTCGCCGCTCTTCGCCTGCGGCCTCTCCGCGCTCGAGGGCCTCCGCATTCAAGGCGCGTCGTCGTCGTTTTTCGCGAACGGCTGTACGCCAGGTGGCGTGCTGACGGCGCCCGGCGCGATCGCGGACGAGACGGCGAAACGCCTCAAGGAGTACTGGGACAGCAACTACAGCGGGGCGAACGTCGGGAAGGTCGCCGTCCTCGGCGACGGCCTGAAATACGAAGCCATGAGCGTCACGGCCGTCGACGCGCAACTGATTGAGCAGCTTAAGTGGACGGCGGAGACGGTGTGCGCGTGTTTTCACGTCCCGCCGGCGATGATCGGGATTTCGCCGCCGCCGTACGGCAACCTCGAACAACTGGTCCAGCAGTACTACAACGCCGGGCTGCAAAGCCTGATTGTCAGTCTCGAGAAATCGCTCGACGAGGGCCTCGAGCTGCCGGCGCCCTACGGCACCGAGCTCGATACCGACGACCTCATTTGGATGGATACGGCGACGAAAACGAAAGCGGCCTCGGACGCGATCGGCGCCGGCGCGCTCTCGCCCGACGAAGCGCGGAAAAAATACTACGGCCTCGGCTCGGTCGAGGGCGGCGACACGCCGTTCATGCAACAACAGATGTTCAGCCTCCGCGCGCTCGCTGAGCGCGACGCCGAGCAACCCTTCGCCAAACCGACGCCGGCACTCCCGCCCGCGCCGCCCGCGGACGACGACGAACTCGACGACGACGCCGTCGGCAAGATGGTGCGCGACTACTTTGAGGCGAGCCTATGAGGGCGCGCGACGTGACGACGGTCCTGCAGGCGATCGGGCCGGCCGTGCGCGCGGCGCTCGCCGCCGCGCTCGAACCGCACCGGCTGCAGCTCGCGACGCTCCACGATCGGCTGACGACCGTCGAGCGCAAGGCGGCGCTCGAGCTGCTGACCGCGGAGCTCGCGACGGTGCGCGAACGCCTGGCCGTGCTCGAGACGCGGGCCCCGGTGCCGGGGCCGCCGGGCGCCGCCGGGCGCGACGGCGTCGACGGCCTCGGGTTCGACGACCTGGCGGTCGCCTACGACGGCGAGCGGACGCTCGCGCTCCGGTTCGAGCGCGGCGGGCAAACGAAAACGTTTCCGATCGCGCTCCCGTTTCTGAAATTCCAGGATGTCTACCAGGCCGGCCGCGCGTACGTGGTCGGCGACCTGGTGCTCTGGCAGGGCCACCTCTGGCACTGCAAGGCGGCGACGGTGACGCGGCCCGGCGAGTCGGCGACGCATTGGCAGCTCTGTATCCGCCGCGGGCGCGACGGGCGCGACGCGCGAGGGGGCGCCTGATGCTGTTCCCCGCATTGCTCGGCGGCGCCGCGCTCTATGAGTTTACCTTTTCGACGGCGACGACCGAACCGCCGACCGGCTCGCAGATCCGCTTCAATGACACCGTCTACGACGCCGTGACCCGGGTCTGGGTCCGCGTCCTGGCGGGCGACGGGCGCGATGTGTTCTACGGGTTGATGGCGGGCGCCGCCGGCGACGCGCTGTACGTCCAGGACAAGAACGACCACCTCCGGCTCGTGCAATTCGATGTGACGGGCGCGCCGGTGGATAAGGTCGACTACGTCGAATTTCCTGTCGTCTACCGGACGAGTACGAGCCTGCTCGTCAACGGGCAAGCGGCGCTGCTCGCGATCGCGTCACCGGAGCCGGCGTCGCCGGAGCCGGTCCCGCCGTTGCCCGACCCGGAACCGCCGCGGGTGCCGCTACTGTCGCTTAGCGACGCCAAGCTCCACCTCCGCATCACGACGACGACGGATGACGCGGACATCACCGCGAAAACGCTCGAGGCCTCGAACATCCTCGTCAAGTACCTGAAAGGCCGGGCCGATCCGACCTGGGACGCGACGACGGTCCCGCCGCGGATCGCGGCCGGCGTCAAGCTCCTGCTGACGCACCTCTACGAGCATCGCGGCGACGACCCGGAGACGGACGAACAACTGTGGGCGGCACTGACGCGCCTCCTGATGCGGGACCGGGATCCCGCCCTGGCCTGACATGCCGACGACGCGGACGCCCCGCGGCGGACGGCGGCACCTGGTCACGTTGACCGGCCCGACCGGGACGGTGCCGGACGGCGACGGGGGCTGGACGCAAGGCCTGGGGCCCCTCGATCCGCCGACGTGGTACTGCGCCATCAATCCGGCATCGGTGCGCGAGCTGGAGTACGTCACGTCCGGCGCGCCCGTCACGCGCGCGAGTCACATCCTCGAGGGCGACTTTCATCCGGGGATCACGACGGCGACCCAGATCGGGTTCAACGGGCGGACGTTCTACGTCAACGGCGTGATCAATCCCGGCGAACGGAATGTCGATACGGTCGCGTTTTGCGAAGAACAGGTCGCGTGATGGCGCACAACCGATTCGTCTGGTCGGGACTCGCCGAACTCAGGGCGGCATTACGGACCCTGCCCGCCGATCTGGCGCGCGGCGCCGCGCCGGTCGTGACGGACGCGGCGGAAGGCGCGGCGGCGGAGGTCCGGTCGAACTATCAGGCCCACGCGTTTACCGGGAACCTCGCCAAGTCCGTCCAGGTGAAAACGATGCCGGGCGGCGGCGTCGGCGCCCGCGCCGAAGTCCGCGCGTCCGCCTCACACGCCCACTGGTTCGAATACGGGACGGCCGGCCGGCAAACGTCGCAGGGCGCCTATCGCGGCGTCATGCCGGCCGCGCCGCCCGTGCACGCGTTTATCCCGACCGTCATGGCGGCGCGCCGCCGGATGTACCGGGAACTCGGCGCCGTTCTGGAACGGGCGGGCCTGGAGGTCTCCGGGAATGCCGATTGATTCCGGCGCGATCGATACGGCGGTCCTGCAACGCCTCAGTACGGACGCGACGCTGAAAGGGTTCATGCCGGACGGCGTGTTCTTCGATCTGGCGCCGCCCGCGTCGAAACGGTACGTGCTGCTGTCCGTCGTGGACGCGTTCGATGCGCGCCGGTTCGACGGGCGGTCGCACGAATCGATCCGCTACATGGTCAAGGCGGTCGGGCACTCCGGCGTCACGACGGCGGCCACCGACGTCCGCAACGCCGCCGCGCGGATCGACGCCCTCCTCGATCCGCAACCGCCGGACCCGCCGGTCGCCCTGACGATCGCCGGCTACGAACTCATGGCGTCGTTTCGCGACCTGGAACTGCCGCGCATTCGGCATACCGAACCCGACGCCGTCGATCCGACGATTCGCTTTTTTCACCGGGGCGGACATTACCTGATCGTCGCCTCGACGATGCCGTAAAAGGAGTAGACGCATATGGCCGGACGCAAACACGGATCACGCGGGCAAGTAAAAATGGACCCGACCGGCGGCGCGACGACCGTCGCCGTCGCCGACCTGAACGCCTGGAGCCTCGATCAGGCACGCGACTCCGTGGACGTCACGGCGTTCGGGGACGTCAACAAACAGTACGTGTTGGGTCTCCCCGACGTGAAAGGCACGTATGGCGGCTGGTGGAATTCCGCCTCGTCCCCGGCGTTGTTCGAAGTCGCGGGGGGCGTCGTCCCCGTGATGTTGAACCTCGTTCCGGCAATCGACGAACCCGCGTTCTTTTTCGAGGGACTCGCGTACCTCGACGCCTCGATCGAAGTCGCGTCGGACGGCGGCGTCGCCATTTCCGGAAACTTCGTCGCGGCGGGTCCGTGGACCCTGGAAGGCACGCCGTAGATCGTGGGCGCGGGATTCGTCGGGCAACCGACGTCCATTCGCGGCGTCGTCGGGCGGATCGATTGGGGATACTTCCGCGCCGCCGCGATCAATGGCTACACCGTGACGCGCACGGGCGACACCTGGACGTTGCGCGGGACCGTCGTCGCCCGCGACGCCTTCAATCTGACGCGGACGCCGTTGATCTTCGTCGCGCCAACGAAGCCATTTGGCGAATTGCGTTGGCCGATCGAATCATTCGCGATTGGGGACGACGGCGTGTTGCGCGCGCGGTTGTCGCCGCGCCTGGAGTAACCGCATGGGGACGTTTTCACGGTTCGTGGTGCCGGACACGGTCCGGATCGATATCTCCGGCGGCGATTGGATCGTCGTCAAAAAACAGTTGACGGCCGGGGAAGAACGCGACGTCTTCGCGCGTCTGGTCAAACCGTTATCAACGCACGTCAACGGCGGCGCGCCGACGTTCGATCCGCGCCTGGAACTCGATTCGTTGCAAACCGGATTGAGTCAAGTCCTGGCCTATCTCCTGGACTGGTCATTGACCGACGCGGACGGCAAACCCGTGATCATTCGCGGGCAACCGATCGCCGCCGTGACGTCGTTTCTCAACGCCTTGGACCTGGATTCGTTCGCGGAAATCGTCGCCGTCGTGCAACGCCACGACGCGGACGTCAAGGCGGCGGCGGCGCGGCGGCGCGCCCTCCCTTTTGGCGCGGACGCATCGTCAACGACCTTGCCGTCTGTCGGGTAATGGGCTGGACCTGGGACGACCTCCAGGCGTTGCCGTCTGACGTCTACGACATCCTGATCGACGAACTGGAACGGGAACAACGGGACGCACACCGTGGCGCTTAGCGCGAAATTCGTCGCCGATTTCGCCTCCTTTTACGACGCCGTGTCGCGCGCGGAAGGGAGTTTGCGATCGTTCGAAACCGGCGCGTCCAAGGTCGAATCGTCCCTCAATCGCATGGTCGATGCGTTTTCGGGACGCAAGGTAATCCAGGACGCGACCTTGATGGCGGAAGCCGTCGAACGGATCGGCGGCGTGTCCAAACTTACCCAGGACGAACTCGTCCGGTTACAGGGAACGGTCGGGACCGCGATCGAGAAAATGAAGGCCATGGGGATCGAAGTCCCCCCGGGCATTCAGAAGATCGCGACCGAACTGGAAGGCGTCGACGCCGCCGTCGATACCACGGCGAAAAAATTCGAGGGATTGGCGACGGCGTTGACGGTCGCGAACGCCGCCCAGGAAATCCGCAATTTCGCCGGGGACGTCAAGGCGGCGGCGGACGTGTTCGTCGGGGCGTATGCGGAAGAGGAGGCGGCGGTCAAGTCGTTGGGCGTCGCCATGCAGGCGCAAGGGACCGCGACCGACGCGACGATCGAGGCGTACCGCGCCCTCGCGACGCAATTCCAAAACACGACGGCGTTTTCCGACGACGCGATTATCGCGATGGAAGCGTTGTTCGTGCAGGTCGGCGACGTCGGTCCGCAACAAATGGAGGCGGCGCTCACGGCGGCGACGAACCTGTCCGCCGGACTCGGCATCGAACTCGAGGCGGCGACGATGTTGGTCGCGAAAGCGTTCGCGACCGGCGGCGAAAATCTCGGACGCCTCAAGACAATCCTGGGCGACACCGTCCCGGAAGGCGCGTCCATGGCCGAAGTCATGGAGGCGATCAACGACAAGTTCGGCGGCCAGGCGGCGGCGCAGCTCGACACCTACAACGGCCGCATGGCGAACCTCGGGAATCAGATGGGGGACGTACAGGAAAAGGTCGGACAGTTGATCGTCCAGGGGTTGACGCCGTTGCTCAACCTATTCGGCCAACTCCCGCAACCTGTCCAGACGGTCGCGATCGCCTTCACGGCGATCGGCGTCGCCCTCGCGCCCCTGGCGGTGAGCTTTGCGTCCCTGGTCTCCGCGATCGGGCCGTTGGTCGCGTTGTTGGGTCCGGCGGGGCTCGGCCTGACGTTGTCCGGCGTCGCGATCGCCCTGGGCGCGGTCGGCGCCGCGATCGCCGCCGCGATCATCATCTGGAAAAACTGGGACGCGATCGTCGCCGGATCGAAAGCGATTTGGGAAGGACTCAAAACCACATTCAACACCGTCGCGACCGCGATCACGGACACGGCGCAACGGATTTACGACGGCGTCAAAACGTGGCTCGTCGATCGCCTCAACGGGCTCGTCGCGTCGATTCAATCGACCGTTACCAGCATGATCGATCCGTTCAAACGGATGTATGACGCCGTCGTCGGACATTCGTACGTGCCGGACACGATCGACGGGATCGAATCGCAATTCGGGCGCCTCGACTCCGTCATGGTGGGACCGGCGCAGGCGGCGACGTCGGCGACGTCCCAGGCGTTTGCGGGCATGGCGTCCAACGTCGTCGCGTCCGTCGAGCAGGCGACGCAGGCGTTGACGTCGTTGACGCGGACCGAATCGACGATCGGGACGGGGCAAATGCAAGGCGGCGCGGCGTCGGGCGGCGGCGGCGGCGGCGGGAAGGGACTCCAGATCCCCGTCCCCGCCAATTTCAATTGGTCGCAGGCGTACCGCGACGCCGGGTATTTCGTCCACGATTCGCCGTTTCTGGGCTTGAGCCAAGCAACCGACAAACGGAATTTCGGCGCGGCGTCTCTGGGATTCCTGCCGCGCGAATACGCCGTCACGGCGAATACGTACATCTACGGCATGACGGACACGTCGGACGGGTTCCGCGCCCTGACGACCGCCGTCAAAAACAACGTGATGGACGGCGTCAAAAAGGGCCGGAAAATTTCGGCGTGATCCGCGATGCCGTTGCTCTATGCCGACGTCGTCCGCGCCGATGGGGCGATCCACTATTGGCGCCTGAACGAATCCGGCGGCACCGTTGCCGCCGACACGATCGGCACCGTCCCCGGCACGATTAGCGCCGCCGGCGTCACGTTCGGACAGGCGGGCGCGTTGGCGGACGGGACGACCGCGATCCTGTTCGATGGCAGCGTCGGCAAGGTCGAAACGGCGGCGGCGATCGCCGCGTTGTCCGCCGCCATCACGGTGGAATGTTGGGTCAAGTTTACCGGGACGCCGACCGCGATTCCGTTCGTCTCCACGCGCGGCGCCGACGCGGGCGGGTCCGCGAACGCGTTCGAAGTCGGATGGGGCGGCGGACAGATCCGGATTTCGATCGCGTCGGGATCGCCGAACCTGATCACCTGGACGGCGGCGATCAACAACGGCGCATGGCATCACGTCGTCTGGACGTCGGACAAGGTCACGACGAACGTCTATATCGACGGCGCCGTGATTCGCACGATCGGGCAGACGTGGACGGCGATCTCGAATCACAAGGCGCGGATCGCCTATGACGCCTCCGCGTTTTCGCGTCTCGCCGGATCGGTGGACGAAGTCGCGATCTACCCGACCGCCCTGTCGGCGGCGCAAGTCGCGAATCATTACGCCGCCCGGACGGTGTCGTCGTTCGTCGGGCGACCGGCGATTCTGAATCGGGCGCGCCTCAATAATTTCCGCCTGAATTACATTCCCGCCGCCCTGCAACCGATCCGGTCGTCGCGGGTCATGGTGTTTCTCAATGGCGTCCTGGTCCGCTACCGGCACAACTCGATCACGATCAACGACAAACTCCGCGACGAACCGAATACCTGCTCGATCACGTTCATGCCGCCGACCGTGCCGCAACCGCAACAGGGCGTGCGGATCGTGGTCAATGCCAACGCGCCGACGTTGCTATTTGCGGGCGCCCTCGAGACGGTCAACGAAACCTACGAGAACAACAAACGGATCGTGTTCTATCCCTCGACCGCCCAGGACGATACGCCGCGCGCGAACCGCCGGATCCCCCTGGCCTATTACGACAATATTTCCGCGTCCACGATCGCCAGCGTCCTGATCGGGCGGTTCGCGCCGGGGTTTACCGCGAACCATATTCAGGCGGACTTGCCCGCGATCACGGTCCGATTCGACGGGTCCGAAGCGAACCTCAATGGGTGTCTTCGGCAAATGGCGAAATTGGTCGGGGGGTACTTCTATTTTGAAGATCGCGATCTGCATTTCTTCCAGGACGAACCGACCGAAATCCCGGACCCGATTGACACGACGCCGGGGCGGTTCCTGAACAATCCGCCGATCATCGAAACCCGCGACGATTCGCAAATCCGGACGCGCGTCTACGGCATGGGACATCAGGAGGCGACGCTCAGCGAAGTCCTGGTCGGCGACACGATCATCCCGATCGACGACGCGACGTTGTTCGTTCCGACCGGCGGCAAAATCATTTCCGCATGGCAAGTCCTGGGGTATACCGGCGTCCAACTCGGCGGCGGCGGCGGACTGATCGGTCCAGGCGCCGCCCCCGGCGCCGCGCCGGTCGCGAACCTGTTGCCCGGGACCGGCGTCGAATCCGGGAGTCACGACTACGCGACGACGTTCCTCACGGCGACGGGGGAATCCGTCGCCGGTCCGCGCGTGACGATCGTGGTGGGCAATCTCGCCGCGCCCGGGATCGCGCCGACGATCGCGAGTCTGTCGGCGGGCGGCAGCATGAACGTCGGCGTCTTCGACTACGCCGTGACGCTCGTGTCGGCGACGGGCGAAACGACGCCGGGACCGATCAGTACCCAAGTCGCGACCGGCGGTCCGGCGGCGGCGCCGCCGCAATCGGCGCCGGCCCTGAGTGGCCCGATCGCCGGGGGCAGTGTGACGCCGGGGGCGCATCAATACGGCGTCACGTTCACGGGGCCGTACGGCGAAACCGGGATCGGTCCGGCGAGTCAAGCGATCGTCGCCCAGGGACCAATGGGCGCGCCGCCGCCGCCGACCGGCACATTTGACAAAGGCGGACAGGAACTCGGACCGGGGACGACGTACCAGTACCAAACGACGTACGTCACGGCGACAGGGGAAACGACGGCGTCCGGATCGTCCGCGCCCGTGACGATCGATCCCGTCCCCAATGGCGGCAGTCCGCCCGTCGCGCCGACGCCGACCGTCGCCACGGGCGGCGCGATTCCGACCGGGTATTTTTACGAATACGCCGTGTCATTTCTGACGGCGAAAGGCGAAACCGATTTCGTCTGGAATCTGACGATGACGGCGCGCCTGGACCCGCCGAACAATGCGTTCCTGGTCACGCAACTCCCGACGTCGTCGGACCCGCGCGTGATCGGGCGGAAACTCTATCGCCGCAACGCCTCATTAGGAACGGGCGGACTGGTCGCGACCATCAACGACAATTCGACGACCCAGTACACGGACACGGCGGCGGCGGTCGGCGGACTCCCGGCGGGCAATACGACCGCCTGGGGACGCGTCGTCCTGTCGAATATCTATCCCGGCGGACCGGCGACGACGGCGCGCCGGATTTACCGGACGCAACCAGGACAACCCCCGGGGACGTTCTACCTCCTGGCGACGATCAACAACAACACGGCAACCAGCTACACCGACACGACGCCGAATGTTTCGGCGGGGCAAAACCCGCCCGGGACGGACACGACCGGCGCGCGGACGATCCAGGTGTCGGGGATCGCGACCGGACCGGCCGGGACGACGGGACGCAACCTGTACCGGACGCCCGCCAACTCCTCGACGTTGAAACTATTGGGGACGATCGCGAACAACTCGACGACGTCCCTCACGGATACCCTGGACGATTCGGCGTTGGGCGCGACCGCGCCGTCCGGCGCGACCCTCAACACGGTCAACCTGTCCGGGATCGCCCTGGGCGGACCGATGGTCCTACAACGCAAACTCTACCGGCGGTTCAACGGCGCGGGCCCGTTCAAATTAGTCACGACGATCGGCAACAACACGTCCACGACCTACCAGGACACGGCGAGTAACGCGGCGTTAGGCGCCGCCGCGCCCACGACGAACACGGCGGCGGCGGGACAAGTCGCCGTGTCGCAAATTCCGATCGGCGGCGCAGGCGTGACGGGACGCAAACTGTATCGAACGGCGGTCGGCAGTCAACAACTCCGGTTCGTCGCGACCCTGGGGGACAACGTCGCGTCCACCTATACCGACGTTACGTCGGACTTCAACCTGGGCGCGAATGCGCCGGTCAACGATACGTCCGGACTTCAACAACCGGACGGGCAAGTGAGCGCAGGCGCGACGTCGTTGATCGTCGCGGGGATTAGCGCGTTTAGCGCGACGGGCGGATGGGCGATCCTGGGGAACGGGCAACAGATCATCCGGTATACCGGCGTGTCGGCGACGTCGTTGACGGGCATTCCGGCCAGTGGAACGGGATCCCTGAAAGCCACGGTCAGTTACAACGCCAACATCACCGCCGCGCCCGCCTTAACCGGCGTGTCCGGGTTGGCGATGACTCTCGCGCCCAACCTCGGACTCCTGAAAGGGGATCCGATCGCGATCTGGATCCAACGGGACGACGTCGCCGCGCAAAACGAACTGGCGGCGCGGGAAGGCGGCGGGGATGGGATCATCGAACACCGGATCGTCGATCAACGGCGCGGCGAACCGTCGTTGCAGGCGTTGTGCGACGCGGACCTCGCCCAGTATGCGCGGTCCCTGGTGACCGTGACCTATGCCTGCCGGGACGTCAAGACGAAAAGCGGGAAACCGATCGTGATCGATATCCCGTCGCCGTTGATCCAGGAAACGCTCACGATTCAAGACGTCGTGATCACGGAATTGGATATCGTCCCCGGACTGCAACCGAAATTTGCTGTCACGGCATCGTCGATCCGGTTCACCCTGGAAGACTTGTTGCGGCGCATGGCGTCCACACTGGAAGGAATCTAAGACCATGGCGATCAATCGCGCGCCGTTTAATGCCCTGATCGACGACGACGGATCGAACACGGTCGGGACCGTCTGGAACAAGGCGCAGATCGCCTATGTGATCCTGGATCCCGTAGACGCGGCGTTGGGCGTCGTGTCGGCGAATCTGACGTTCCAAACCAACGGGTCCATCGTCCGGAATACGCTGGACGGGGCGGACTCCGGATGGGTGTCGATCGGCGGCGGCGGCGACGTGGGGGCGTCGCGTGGGGGCTATCTCCAAGTCCTCGGCAATGAATCGGGGATCGGGGGGAGCGCGCGCGTGTTTCTGGGCTCGGCCGCCGGGAGTCATTTTGTCGTCGTGGGATCCGCCGGAACCGAAGTCTTCCGCATCAATGGCGGCGGCGACATCGTCACGAGTACGACCGGGACGACGATCGCGAGCCTGAATTCCACGGCCGTGAGCGGCGGGTTCCTCGCGTTTCAACGAAGCGGGACGGCCGTCGCGTGGATCGGCAACGCCCAACCGTTTGGGATTAGTGGCGCGGCCCTGGCCGATTTCGCCGTCTATGTCGCCAACGCCGGAGCCGCCCGGTTGTTCCTCGAGGCGTACAACGGATCAATCAACTCCACCACGATCTACAACGCCACCTCCGCCGCCGCCGTGAATATGACGGTGGAAAGTTCCGGACGCCTGTGTCGCTCCACGTCGTCGCGGCGGTACAAGACGGATATTCAACCCCTCGACGCGTGGCGGTGGTTCCTGGATCTCGAGGCGGTCGAATTCGCCGACCGCGCGACGCCGGACGGGCGGAAGTGGATCGGGTTCACGGCGGAAGACGTCGCCGCGCGCGGACCGGTCCGGAACGGCGTCCCGGTCTGTGCCGGACTGACGGCGGACGGCGCGCCGGATGACGTCACGTACGCGAACCTCACGGCGGTAATTCAACTCGGTTTAAAAGACCTCGATCGCCGCCTCGCGGCATTGGAGTGTGTCCGATGATGTCCGAAGGATTTTTGCAAATGACCCTGGCGCAGGATCGGAATTTTCTTACGCGGTTGTCGTACCTCCTGGTACAACAGGCGCGCGTCGTCATGGCCGAAGCGCCGACGACGCCAGGGCACACCCAACGCGCCACCTACGCGACGTTGGTGATCAACAACCCGTCCGGCATGACCGGCCCCGCCGCCGTGACGATTGTCGGCGGACCGAACGTGATCGGGACGGTCACCTTAGAAGATTCCGGACCCGTCACGACCGCGACCGACGCCGCGTTGACGTCCCAGATCGCGACCTACTGGGACGCCCTGGCGGGCGTGGTGTCGGCATGATGAAAGTGACGATCGAGGACCTCGTCCAGGTCATCGGGGAACAGACGGTGGAGCTCGCCATGTTGCGGCGCGAAGTCGCGCGGGTCACGGCCCAGACCGCGCCGGCGCCAGGCCCCGCGCCGCTGGCGCGTGTCTCGAGCGGCCAGGCGGCGCCGCTGCGCGCGGTCGATACCGGCGGCGTGCCGATCGACGAATCCTGACCAAGGAGGACACCTGATGATTGGACTACTCGGCCTCGCGACGCTCCTGCTCCTGATTGCCTTCGCGCTGACGATCGGCGCCGCGCTCGGGCGCGCGCCGCTCTGGGTCGCGGTGCTGCTCGTCGCGCTCGCGCAGCTCCTCACGCTCAGCGGCGTCCGTTGACCGCCGGCGCCGTTACGGTGAAATGCCGTAGCGGCGCTGCCTCCGATCCGGATGGGCGATGAGGATGGGTAACGTCGATACAGGCCTGTAAACATTGGTCAATCTATGTTAAACCTCCCGCCTCCGGAGCTGGGGGCCACAGGTTCGAATCCTGTCGGGCGCGCCACCTTTTCCTCAGCAAAATCGCACATTTCCCGCCTGTGTGCCCGAATTCCCGGGCAAATCCTGCCGTCGCATTGATTTGACGATTTGCTCAATGTTTCGACATACTATGACGAAACAGGATGGGCGGGCAGGATGGGCGGCAGGATGGGCGCCCCGCTCGCCGAAAGGGCAAGGACGCATGAAACCGGCGCGCGCGAAATGGGTACGGATTGCGGAGAACATCTATCGGAAAGGCGATCGGCTGCGGGTCGTCGCGTCGGTCGGCACGGCCCCGCATCGGTTGACCGACGAGGCGTACTATCAGATTGACGACGCGCGGCCGCTGAAACAGCAGATCAAGGAAGCGCAAGTCTGGCAGCACGACCGGCGCGGTGAGCTCCGGCAGGAAGTCCCGACCGCGGCGAAGCGCGGCACACTGCGCGCGGCGGCCGCCGACCTCCTCGCCGAGCTCCCGGTGCCGACGTCGAAACAGGACCGCACGAAAGAGAACCTCGAGGACCAGCTCACCGCCTGGCTCATCGCGCCGATCGTCGTCGCCGATCGGCGGCGCGGCGTCTGGGGCGATATGCCGGCCTCGCGCATGACGGCGCACGACGTCAAGGTCTTGCGCGCGCGCTGGCAGAGCGACGGCGTCGCGAACGGCACGATCAATCATCGCGTGCGCGCGCTCCGCAAGCTGTACGAATCGCTCGACACGACCCAGGGCCGCACCGGCTACGACCCGACGCGACACCTCGCGCGATTACCGCCGGCGCCGGAAGAGGACCGCTCGATTCCGTTACCGCTCCGGCGCCGCATCATTGCCGGCATGCCCGATCAGGGCCGGCCGCCGCGTGGGGCGCGCTGGAAGGACGGGACGTTTCCGACCGTGAGCGGCGCGAAGCTCCGTCTCGCCGTCATCTGCGAGACGGGCCTGCCGTACGCGCAACTAATGAAACACACGGCGTTGACCGTCGACCTCAAGGGCACGAATCCCAAGCATCCGCCAGGGCCGCACATGTACAACGCGCCGCGCGAAAAGGGCGAGGGCGTACGGGCCGGCTGGATACCGCTGACGCCTGAAGCCGTCACGACCTGGCGCGCCTTCGCGGCCGGGAATCTGTGGGGCTATTTCTCCCGCTCGGCGGTGCGGAAGGCTTTTCTCAAGGCCGTCGCGCGCGAACGGAAGGCGTGCAAGACCGACGCGGCGCGGCATGCCTTCGATGAGTTGATGCCGCCGAACCCGAAACCGTACGACCTCCGACACAGTTTCGCGACCGACGTATTCGAGGCGACCGGCCGCGAGCAGGGGACCGGCCTGCTCCTGCAACACTCCGACGAACGGATGATGAAACGCTACACGGTCGGCGCGCGCGCCAAGGTGATGGGCGATACGTTGCGGCTCTACCTCGAGGCAACGACGCCGCCTGCCCCGCCGACGGTGACAACACCGAAACCGGCACGCCCGGCGCTGCGGGCCGTGCGCGGCGGCAAACGGTAACACCTGAAAGGCAAGTCATGATCATTGCGCGTATCATCGGCGCCGTGTTCCTCCTCGGTGCGTTCGGATGCGGCGGAGGATCGGCCTCGACGCCGGTCCCGACGCCGGAACAACGCGCCGCCGCGCAAGGGTTCGTCGAGGGCTGGATCGCGGTCGGACACGTCGTCGGCTACGACTGCGCGGCTGGCGACGTCCGCATCAACCCGGCGTCCTGGGCGTCGTTTGACGCCGCCTTCCGGGAACGGGTCGCGATCGCGTTCCGGGTCGTCTGCGACGGTCCGTCCGTCGTCGCGATCCTGGACGCGCGGACCGGCCGCCGCCTTGCCCACGTCGGGCCGATCGGCTACATCGTCGATTAGCCTTTCCGTTCCAACGCCTTTTTCCGCGGCGCGTCCAGATGTTCCATGAGGCGCTTCGTGTCGACGGGGAGGGCCTCGAGGTAGCGGCGCAGTGCCGACGACACGATGTGGACTTGCGTCGTGTCGTCGGCGCGCGCGGCGAGCGTTACCTGGTGCCAGAGGT